CGCTTACAGCCGAGGAGATCGAGGAGCTGATCGCGCTGGTGATTGCGGCGGGCTCCGCTCTGCTGCCAAAGCTGATCGCGCTGCGTGGCGAGACAGACCCCCAGTTACTGGCCAGCGCGGCAGCGGACGATGCCGCAGCCGAGGCCATCGCTGAATCGGACGGAGCCGGAAGGCCGATAGCCTGACAAGAACCCTCCCCGAGGGCTAGACGGCGGGCAGTGCATGGATGGGAGGGGGACGGTTCCCCCTCCTCCCCGCCGGGCAGAAAAGGGAGGTCGGATTGGCATGGCCCACAGGCACGGACCGAGGGGCAAGATCGATGGCAGCACGGAGGAGAGGAGCTGCGAGGGGAAGGTGGCTTATCCGACCGAGGCGGCAGCCTCCGCAGGGCTGAAGTTTTTGCAGAAGGAGAGGGCATTGAGGACGGGCGATGGACTGGTGGTTTACAGGTGCCAATTTTGCCTGGAATTCCACTTTGGCCACCAGAGGCCCTAGGACGCGCCGGGAAAAGTTTTGGCTACACCCCCTCCAGATAATTCGTGTACAGGGGTGCAACGATTTTTCTAGGGGCCATAGCGACGGGATTACGAGGGGGGTCAGACCCCCGTTTTGGGGTTTGGACCGGCTGAGGGGTTTTGGACGGATTTTGGACGGAGGAGCAGGACCATGATTTGGAGTCGGATTCGAGGCTGGTTTGCGGGCAAGAAAACGATCCTCGGCGGGTGTCTGGTAATCGCCGCCGGAGTGGCCGGAGTTTTCACCGGAAAACTGGCTGCGACGGAGGCCTCGGTGGTAGTCGGGGTGGGCATCTCGATCTGCGGCTGGAGCGCCAAGGCAAACCGGCATCAGGAGGAGATACTCCAGGCGCTCGGGATCATTGCCTGCGCCGGGGATGATTTCAGGGCCGGGAACGATAAGGCTGCCATCTTCGACATGAAGCCTTTGGGCGTAGAGGCGATCCGGCTTGTGGCGGCGAAAGGGGAGGTCCCCGAATGAACCTCTTCTGGTTACGCGGAGTGTCGCAGAGTGAACTGAATTCAGCCGCCGCGGCCAAGACCACCCTGCGCGCCGAGATATTCAAGCGGATCGCGCTGGGTGGCGGATGGTCGGTGGGGGCCGCCGTTGTCTTCGGCGCATTCCAGTTGCTGCGCTCCAATCCCACGGACGCCTTCCCGCTGCTGAAGGCGTGGGGGCCGTGGGCCATCGTCACCATCGTGGCGCTGTACGTCTTCTACGACCTGGTGCGGATATTGATGGGCATCGGAAACCAACTGGTGCAGTCCGTGGAGAAGCTGGCCGTGGCGCAGCAGCAGCTCGCGGACAAGGACGATCGCCAGACCCAGGAGATGCAGACATTGACCAGCTACACGGCGCAACAAACGGAGCGGCTGGCGGCGAAGATTGCGGGCGTCCGCGATCAACTGAAAGAGATCAGCGACAAGCTGGACCTCGATCATACGTCCGCATTCAATACCATCAATGCCAAGTTGGATGCGATGGCTAAAGAGAGGACGGCATGACAGCAGTTACGGTAATAGCGAGATTCAAGCGGCTGAGGGGGGCGGTCCTTGGGCTGCTTCGCGACAACCATGACCGCCAGGCCTCGCGCATGGACTCGACGGCCCTGTGGAGCGCACTGCTGCGCGGGCTCTGCTTCGATGTCAGCAAGAACGAAGTGAAGACACTGCTGCAGGACCTGGGCGATCGCGGCTATCTCCGCTTCAACCGCGTGCTCAATCACGACACCGGCGACGCCTATCTGGTCCAGGTAGAACTGACGGCGAAGGGCCGCGACCTGCTGGAAGGGACGATCACCGATCCCGCCGTGGAGATCTGACCCATGACCAAGGCGAGACCTCGCACCGGAGAAAAACGGAAGACCCATCAGCCGCTGAAGATCGACAAGCTACCGGAAAAGGTGCGCTTCGCAATCACCAGGCTGCATAATGCGAGGTTCAAACCCTGGGAGGAGATCGAAGAACAAAGCCGCAAACCCTACAGCGCGAAATGGGAGACCGATGGCGGCGGCTTTATCGACTGGAGCAAAATCGATCCCAAACTTCTTGCGGAGTTCCCTGGAAAGCGACTCCCGAAGTCCAGTCTTCATCGTTGGTACGATCTTCGCGTCGATCAGGTGCAGAGCCAGATTCTGAAGGAGTCGGAGACTGCGCGCGCCTTTGCCTCGAAGTTTGTGGGAGCGGGGATCGATGACGCGAACGATGCGGTCATCAACGCCATGCGGGACGAGGTGTTTGCGCTAGCCGGGAAAATGGATACCGAGAGTCGCGGCGTCTACATGAAATCGCTGAACCAGCTAACGCTGGCGATGACGCGTATCCAGCGGGTGCAGATGTCGGCGCTGAAGGTGAAGGCAGACATTGCGAAGAGCGAGACGGAGCGGGCGCGGATCGCGGCCACCTCCGGAGATCCACGCGAGGTCTACCTCAAAGCGGTGAACGACCTACTGAAGAAGCTACGCACGCGCGAAGCCGTCCGCGCCGTGCTCGACCCAATCAAAGACGAGCTGGTCCAGGAGATGTCGCATGGCGCAGAGGCCTTCGCAAGGCAAATCGAAGCGTCAGCGGCTTGATGAGTCCGCCGCGCGAATACGCGGCGCGTTCGGCATCAACCCGGAGATCGTCGCTATCCAGCGCAGCGATCCGAAGGAGCTGCTGGACCAGGCGTGGCAGATGGCCGAGGAGATCACCGACTTCGCGGTGAAATACCTCTCGCACTTCATGCTGGATGAGAAGACGGGCGAGCTCATACCCCCGGCCGAGTTCCACAAAGAGATCTACCGGCTGCTTCTGACCGAGCAGTTCATCGCCGTTGCGGCGCCGCGCGAGCACGCCAAGTCCACCGTCGTCTCCGTCTTCTGGCCGCTCTATTGCATCTGCTACAAGAAGCGGCGGTTCATCGTCCTCATCAGCGATACGCAACCGCAGGCCGCGCTTCAGCTCGCCGCCATCAAGGAAGAACTCGAAAGCAACGACGCGCTGCGCAAAGACTTCGGCGACCTGGTGGGCGACAAGAAGTGGGATGTCAACGACTGCCGCACGTCCACCGGAATCAGCATCGTTGCGCGCGGCGCCGGACAGAGCTTGCGCGGCCTGCGCTATCGCATGTGGCGTCCTGACCTTGTCGTCTTAGACGATCTGGAAAATGAGCAGGATGTCGATAACCCCGAAACGCGCGAGAAGCTGACCCGCTGGTTCAAGGGCACCGTGATGAACCTGGGCAAGTACTGCCAGATCTGCACTGTCGGTACCATCCTTCACTACGATTCGTTCCTTGCCGACCTATTGGATGAAACCAAATTCAAGCGTTACATCAAACGGCGCTTCATGGCCGTCGACCTGGACTGGACTCCGGAGTCGGTGCTGTGGCCGGCGAAGTGGGACCTGGAATCGCTGCGGCTGAAAGAAGCCGACCTCGGCTCGGTCTTTTTCAATCAGGAGTTCCGCAACCTTCCGCTCTCGGCAGAGACGCAGGTCTTCCAGGAAGCGTGGATCAAGCAGCACCAGTATTTCCGCGAGCATATCGTCGGCGTCGCTCTGGCAAAGATCACCTATCACGATCCTGCGATCAGCCTGAAGCGCAGGGCCGATTTCTTTGGCTCGGTGACGGTTGGCGTCAAGGCTGATGGCAAGATCCTGGTGTTGCGCGCGGAGCAGTCGAAGATGCCGTTTACCAAGCAGGTCGATTACATCATCCGGCTGTGGGACCAGGAGCGGCCGGAGGTCGTCGGCATCGAGGACCAGGCGTATCAGGAAGCGCTGAAACAGACGATCGACGAGGTGAGCACGCAGACCGGCCGCTACATGAACGTCGTCGGCGTTCCGCATTTGACGGACAAGTTCATGCGCATTGCGAAGATCTCCGGCCTTGTAGAGAACGGGACGATCCAGTTCTGCCTCGACGGCACGCAGACCGCGCTCATCAACCAGCTTCTCTATCTGGGAAAAATAAAGGACGACCTGGCCGACGCGCTGGAGAGTGCGGTTGCTCTGGCGCGCGAGATGAACTTCCGGCCAGTAATTATCTCGCTGTCGCCTGAGGTGCGCATCGGCGATCGCGGAGACAACGGCACCGGCCGGGGAATGTTATCGCGCGTGTTCAATCAACTGGAACGGCGCGGTGGTGCGGACCTAGTCAATGGCCCACAGGATTTTGTTCAGAGAGCGAGGAAGACGATATGGCGCCGTTGAATTTGAAGAGGCTACTGGGCAGTGGGCATGAAACGATGGTGTTCCTCGATCTGAAGGAAGCTCGCATGGCGCTGGCGGAGAAGGCAGAGGCCCTGCGCGTGCTTGCGGTGAAGGAAGCTATCCAGCCGTCGATCTTCTCGCTCACCTCGGGCGACGACGATACCGACTACCAGTTCCGCCGCATCACGTCGCCGCAGACGCTGCGCGACCTGAACCCGCTGATGCATGACCGCATGCAGCAGGTGTGCTTCTTCCTGGCCGTCACCACGCCGTTCGGCAAGCGCATCGTCGAGATCATCACCAGCTACGTCGTCGGCGAGCGATTCAAGGTCATCTGCGAAAGTCCCAAATCGCAGGCCGTGATCGACCGCTTCTGGGATGACGACATCAATTGCATGCCCACCCGTACGCAATCGATGTGTACTGAGTTGACCACCTTCGGGGAATTCTGCGTGCCGGTCAGCGTCAACCCGGTGGACGGCTTTGTGCGTCTCGGCTACATCGACCCTATGCAGATTGAGTCCATCCAATACGGCAAGATGGACATCGGCGGCGGCGACCAGATCGTAGCGTTCCCGGTGAATGTAGTGCTGCGCAAGGAAGTCGGCATCCCCGACCAGCGCACGCTCAGCATCATCCGGCGCGAAGAGGACATCAACGCGCCGGCGTGGGGCTACCTGAGCGGCGAGACGTTCTACTTCGCCATCAACAAGGCGATGAGCGCGAGCCGCGGGATCTCCGAGCTGTTCAGCCTGGCCGACTGGATCGATGTCTTCGACCAGATGATCTTCGACTTCGCCGACAAGGTCCGCTTTCTGAATAGCTATGTCTGGCACTACACGCTGACTGGTGCGGACCAGAAGCAGACCGACGCTTATTCCAAGGAGATCACGCAGAACCCGCCGCGCCAGGGTGGGGTGTTTGTGTCGAATGAGAAGGTCGTGGTCGAGGCCAAGACACCGGACTTCAAGGGCGCGGACATGTCGGCTGGCGCGGAGATGGTGAAGAAGTACGGCATCGGCGGCGCTGGCCTGCCGGACTGGTTCTTCGGCGATTCGGGCAGCGGCAACCGTTCCACCGCGACCGAGATGCAGGGGCCGACGGGTAAGAAGTTCACCATGCGCCAACAGCACCAGGTGGACTGCATCAAGCGCATCACCAGCTTTGTGTTGGAGCAGGCGAAGCTGCATGGGATGCTGGGTCAGGATGAGAACACCAATCACACCATTGAAGTCCCGGAGCTGCTGGTACGCGATCTATCTGGCGCCGCTTCTGTGCTGACTGGCGCGACGCAGTCGGTGGCCGAAGCGGAGGACCGCGGCTGGATACAGGGCGAGACAGCCGCGCGCATCTTCCACATGCTGATCGGTCAGCTCGGCACTGAAATCGACGATTCGAAGGCCGAATACGAAGCTGCGCAGCAGGAATTGACGGACAAGAAGGCGGAGGATCAGAACAACCTCTTCCCACAAAATGCGCTGGCTACCGCGATCGCGCAGCAGCAGGGCGCTGAGCCGCCCATCGGGCCGGATGGCAAACCTACGCCGGCGGACGCTGCCGCCGCCGCGGACATGGTGGCGTAGATGGCGACGCGGGCCGAGCTGTATGCGGAACAGGTGACGAAGCTCATCGATGGAGCGAAGAGCCTCACTCCCGAGGCGCGCACGGCGATCGAGGGGCAGCTCGCCATCGCCGACCGCGAGATCCTCGGGCGCATCGCGCAGCTCAATCCGCAGAGCTTCACCGCGGGGCAGCTCCGGTCGCTGCGAGACGACATCGATCGTGCGTTGGCCAAGTTCAGGGCGGCGGCGACAGACAAGGTGAATGCGCTACAGGAGCGTGCCGCTGCGATGGCAACGCATGGCGTCAGTGCGGTGATCGGCGCGGGGCTTGGGACAACGATGCCGCTGGGCACCATCAACATGCAGACGGTGCGGATCGCGCAGGGCTATTCGGCGGACCTGATCTCCGGACTCTCTTCCGATGCGGCGGCCAAGGTCAAAGGGGCCATCCAGCGCGCGTTCCTCGGAGGCCAGTCGATGAGCGAAATTATCGACCAGGTCGGCCGAGCGATGGAGGGCGGAAAGTTCAGCGGCATCTTCACCGACGTCGGCGATCGCGCCATGAAGGTCGCCTTCAACGAAATCCTGCGCGTCCATTCGATCTCGGGGCAGTCACGGATGCAGGACCTGGCGAGCCGCAATAAGGCCATCCAGAAGCGCTGGCTGCATATTCCCGCAGCGCGCGTGCCGCGCATTGGGCACATCCTTGCCAAAGGCCAGACCGTCGCGGTGGACCAACCATTCATGGTTGAAGGCGAGGAGTTGATGTTCCCCCGCGACCCCAGCGGTTCGCCGGAAAACACCATCTTTTGCCACTGCCTCTCGATTCCCTTCATCGCCGATAAAGACCTTTACGCAACGGCGGAAGACCGCGCCACGCTTGCAAAAGTGGGTTTGAGCATGAACGTTTCCTAAAACGCGGAATCCCGCTCTTGTGGGATCGCTCACGCTGAACAGCGAATTTGCCTGACTTGCCTATGCTGATGGAGTCGGAAAACCGTTTTACCGTCTATCGAGGAAATGCCATGACAACCGAGTTACAAATCCCTTCTTCCCCGGCCCATCTTCCGGTAGCGCTCCAGCAGAAATGGAGCGGCATCTACACCGCAGCGCTCAAACAGGCGCAGGTGGACATCCCGAACGATGAATCCGGGCAAAAGCAGGCCGCGCGCAAGGAAGCGAACAAGCTGCTTCGCATCGACGCACCGACGAGCCACAAGGAAGCCGCAGCGATGGTCTCCGATTTCCAGGCCAAGAACGACGATGCCTGGAAGGTGATCGGCCATGGCAAGCGCGTGATCCAGGGCGTCGAGCATCTCCGGGTGGTCACTTCGGACGGCAAGAAGCACAGCTTCCCGGTCCCTCCTCCTGTTCCGGTTATCGCGGAGACCGCGGGGGTAATGAAGGCTGCCGCCAAATCCAAATAAGGATTCCATGCGCCCACAGAAATCACGCCTGATCTGGTTGGCCGTGGCGGAAGCCGCCGCGGCCGATCTGTCGCTATTTGACCGGAGCGCACTTTTAGACGGAGCACTGCTGGCGCAGTTCGGCAACGACAGCGATGGATGCCAGCGCTTCTGGGTGCAGGATGTCTTCACCGATTACGTCATCGCGCGCAGCACCAACGGCGGCAATCTCTATCGAATCGGCTACTCGATCGACAAACTGAACGCGATCACACTGACCGACGCGCAGGAAGTCGAAACGGCCTATGTGCCCGTTGCGGAGGCTGGGCACTTCGTTACGGAGGCCTCCGATTCCGACGCCGCGAACGACGCGATCTACCCGGTGAGCGTGTTGAAGGCAGGCTGGGGCGGAGGAATTCTGGCGGGAAGCTCGCTGCCTCACTACTACCCCCCGGTGTTTGTGGCTGAGGTTGCCGAGGCCGCGAACTCTGCGAAGTTCGGGCGCCGGCATCCGCAGCCCGAGCCGGGCTACCAGTACGGAGAGAACGATCCTGATCGCATTGCTGGCTGGTTCAGCGATGGTGCGGTTGCAGCGAGTGTCTCCGAAGCCCGCGCGAATCTCAATCTGTTAGAGAGCGAGACTGCGTTGCGCGGCAAGTTCGCGGCGGCGCGAAAGGCCGGCAAGCTCGATATGTTCGGGCTCTCGATCCTGGCCACGGTGGGATTCGCGCCGGCGACCGTCGAAGGCAAGAAGTGCCTCGAAGCCAAGAAGCTCGGCAAGCTCTATTCCATCGACCTGGTTGGCGAGGCCGGTGCGGGCGGACGTTTTCTGCAAGAGATGCGCGTGGCCGCCTCGGCCGACGCGAGTGGTGAGATCGCGGCGGCCCAGTTGGCCGCGGTCAAACAAGGTTCGTCGGCCCACCTGGTCCGACACAACAATGCCCAAGTCCGGGAGGACCAGATGAAAAACAAGCAAATGATTCTGCGCGTGATCGAGGCTTTGCGTACTCAGGACGCGACCAGCGCAACCGCGTTCCAGACGGAGCTGAACACCGCAGCCGAAGAGAAGTATGAGGACATCTTCACGCGCGTCACGGAAGCTCTCTCGACCGCGACCACCGCTGCATCGACCGCTGCGCAGACCGCCGCGAATGCGACCCTTGCAGAGGCGAAGAAGCTGCAGTTCGTCAATGTGATGGAGGCGAAGCTGAACGACTCGAAGCTGCCAGAGCCTGCAAAGAAGCTAGTGCGCGGCCATTTTGAGAAGATGACCTCGATTGCGGACGGCGATCTCGACCTGCAGATCACCGCGGTGCGCGAAGCGTTTGCCGCGGCCAACAACAGCGGACGCGTGAGCGGCATCGCTGCGCTCAGCCTCGATGGCCACGACATGGCCCAGATCGCCATGGATCGCATGCTCGGCGTCAAGGGGCACGAGACCAGCGGCGTGATCGCCTTCCATGGCATCCGCGAGGCGTACAGCCACATCACCGGCGACTTCGACCTGACCAAGCTGCGAGCCAGCGGCGCTACGTTCTTCTCGCGCGTTTCGGAAGCGGTGTCCACCACGGACTTCCCCAACCTGCTGTTGAACTCGATGACCAAGCGGCTGTTGCAGGACTACGCCGAGCTGGGCATCGACGGCCTGGACGTCCTGTATCAAAAGGCCAACATCGACAGCTACAAGCTGCAGGACCGGGTCCGCGACGGGTACTTCCCGGAGCTGGCGGTGGTGGCCGAAGGCGCACCGTATACCGAGATCGTGAAGCCCACGGATGAGCGCGTGAACTACGCGGTCGGCAACTATGGCAACCTGCTCACGATCTCCGAGCAGACGATCCGCAACGACGATCTCGGCGCGATTGCTCGCTTCCCCACTCGCCTGGCGCGTGCCGGACGTAAGACGCTGAAGCGGTTCATCACCAACTACTTCCTCAACAACCCGGCCTATATGGCGGATGGCGTGACCTGGTTCAACGCGGCACACGGAAACCTCGGCTCGGCTGCGCTGAGCCAGGACGCGTTGATCGCTTTGGAGATCGCACTCTTCCAGCAGACGGAGAAGGACTCGGGCGAGCAGCTCGGGCTCACGCTGGACTGGTTGATGGTGCCGATCCAGGTGAAGGCGCTGGCAATCCAAATCAACCAGACCAACACCGCCGGCGCGAACACCTTCTTCCACCGCTTCGGCGACAACAACGAACGCATCATCGTCAACGAAATGCTGACCGACGACAACGACTTCTACGGCGGTACCAACCAGGCGAACGCGCCGTTCCTTGAGATCGGTTTCCTCGACGGTCTGGAGCAGCCGCAGATATTCCTGGCCAACAACCCCGTCGTCGGAACGCAGTTCACCAACGACCAGCTGCAGTACAAGGTGAAGCACGTCTTCGGCGGCGCCATCATCGACTACCGCGGCGTGCAGAAGAACGTCGTCGCCGGCTAAGACGCAACCCGAATGAGGAGATGAGGCCCGGAGCGAATCTGCTCCGGGCCAAAGCTCAAGACCAACAGCAGCAACCGAGACGAGGGACCTCATGGCAGACCAGCAACAGCTTCGCAGAAGTTACATCACGCTTCCACTTCCCGGATTGCCGGCGATCGGCGTCGCGCTTGCGACCTTCATAGCCTCGCGTCCCGCACGCATCCTGGCCGCGCAGCTTTGCCTCTCGGATACGGGAGCAGGCGCGGTTACATCTGCAATCATAACTCCGACCCCGGCCGCGTCGACCATCTCCGCCGGTTCTACCGCATTGTTCACACTCACCGCCGCCACCAACACCATGGCGGGCACGCTGGACATTGCCGTCGGTGCGGGTGCGGTGGTCTCCACGATCTTTCCCGCCAGAACTACCATCGCGGCTGCAGTCGTTCAGCTCAATGCCCAAGCCAGCTTCGTTGCGGCCGACCTGGTTGCGGTACAGGGCACGGGCGGGAACACAAACAAGATCACCATCACCGGGCCGGTTGGTGCGGCCGGAGCCAGCACCCTCGACCTCACTGGGACCGCGCTTACCGAGACAACCCTCGGCGGAGGCCCGACCACTGTGATTGTGAATCAGAACGGCACGACGCTGGCCACCGATGTTCCTTTGTCGGTTGCGCAATACGCGACCGTCAACGCGACCAAGGTCAAAGTGCTCGGAACGATCCAGAGCTATCCGGGCGGAGAACGCGTGAATATCGGCGACGTTATCACGGTCGATATGACCTCCGTTCCCGTCACCACCTCGCCCAAAGCCGCCGCCGTCATCCTCACCGTTGTGGAGATGGACATCTAAGCCATGCCCGGCGTCCCCCCCAACCCGCTTCAACCCTTCCTCGACGCGATCGCTCCGGTGATCGCCGACGAGTCGGGCTGGATCACATCTTCGCTCGACCGCTTTGTGCAGCAGGCGATCCTTCAGCGCTACTCGAAGGACCGCCCGCTGTATATTGTCAGCGACGTGGCGGGAACCGGGACGGCATTCACCGCGCTTCCGACTTCGACCAAGGGCACCTTCGATCCGCACTTCAGCGAGATCAAGAAGATCGAATACCCCATCGGCCAGATCCCGGACGAGGATGTGCGCTCGGAGGATTGGGAGATCTACCGCACGCCCAAGGGCGCTCAGTTGATGCTCTCCGCCTATGTGCCGCAGGTTGGCGAAGCAGCGCGCATCACCTGGACCGCGCAGCACTCGCCCGATGGCTCGACCGTGCCGCAGGTGGACTTCTTCGCGGTCTGCGACTATGCCGCTTCGCTGTGCCTGGAGGCGATGGCCGCCCGATCCAGCCAGTTCGGCGACAACACCCTGGGCGCGGACAGCGTGAACTATCGCACCAAGGCGCAGGAGTATACGTCCCTGGCCGCGAAGATCCGCAAGCGCTACTTCAACCACCTGGGGATCGAGGAGAACGCAAGCGGCGTCGAGAGCCGATTTGCCATCTCCACCGGCAACCTGCGCAACATCATGGGCACCGCCGGCGTCGACCGCCTAGTCCATGGTAAGGACACCCGATGAGCGCGCCCGGAATGACAATCAGGATCTCCGGGCTCGACCAGGCCACCGAGGAGGTGCGCGCGGCTATACATCGGGGCGTGCTCGCCGGACTGGAAGCTGTCGGCGTTGAATCGGTGAAGGATGTGGTTGAGAATACCCGCTCACCTTATGGCTCGATGCCGCCCGCCGTCGCCACTGGTAACTTCGTCAACTTAATCTTTGCGACCGTCACTCCAAGCGAGATGCTCAGCCGCCTTCTGGTGCAAGCCGGAGCGCCGGCGGATGTCTATGCCGATCCGCTCAACTATGGCGCGCGCGCACACATGCCGCCAGTCAACGCGCTGCTTCCATGGGTGAAGTTGAAGTTCGGCGTCGAGGATGAGAAGTCGGCGCTGGGAATCGCGTGGGCCATCGCGATCAATCAGCGCAAGCGCGGTATGGTGGGGCGGCACATGTTCGACCGTGCGGAGCAGGTCATCGATCCGCAGGCTCCGTCGATCATCGAGCGTCAGATTGCAATCGCGGTGCGCGCCATCGAGGAGGTGCCCGTTGCCACTGCCTGACATCATCACTGCCGTCACCGCGCGCCTTGCAGCCGTTCCTTCAGCCAGGAACGTCTACAGCTATGCACGCGAAGCCAAAGAGCAGAAGGCCTTCCTCGAACTCTTCAAGGACACCGTCGCCGGCAACATTCACACCTGGATGGTGACGCGCCAGGCCACCGTGACGCGCGACGAGGGCACGGGGACCTATCGTCGCATTCACGAGATCGCCATGATGGGCTACATGTCCGTCAACGATGCAGCCAACAGCGAAGGCACCTTCCAGGGCGTGATCGAGGATGTCTGCGCCGCCTTCGACCCGCTCCCGCTGCGCCAATATCCAAACGCCGAGGGCGTTCCGCAATACGACTGGAGCCAGCCGGTACAGGTCGAAGGGCCAACCGTGCTGTGGTACAGCCAGTATCTATGCCACGCCGTCAAGTTGATTCATCGAGTCGAGGAGCTGATCTATGCAGTCGAATAGCGACACCGTCAATGTGCGCCTCACAGCCGCCGGGCAGGCTGCGGCAAAGGGAGGGCCCCTCTCCGTCCATGGCGGCGCGATGACGCTTACCTTTACCGGCTCCGCGGTGCAGCCGGTCCATCGCGCAATCTGGTTTCAGACGCTTGCCCCGACAGCTCCCTTCGGGCAGCCGTGGTTTGAGCTTGCCCCGGCTGCATCAACCGCGCCTTCGCCGGTTGCCGCACCGGTTGCAAAGCCGATCGCGGCCGCTTCTCCCGCGCCGGTTCCAGTTCATACGAACGCTCAAGTTCCCGAGACATTCATCGAGGCCGAGCATCTTGGCGGCCCTGTCCTTCATCCATCGTCCGCCGTAGCATCCGTGGCCACAACTTCAGCACCGGAGAAATAGCCGGAGCAATTCAATCGCACCAAGGAGAATCCGATGCCCCCTATTTTGACCGGTGGTTTTGTTGGACAGAAATCAATTCTGCGGCAGATGGTGGTTGCCGCCAACGCCCAGACATCGTGGGGAACTCCGGTGGCCGCCGCCGCGCTGATCGAGGCGTTGCGCTACGACGTCAGCGGATACGCCAAGTTCCAGCAGACAAAGGAATCCACTTACGGAACCGCCGGCGCAACCAACAGCTTCGCCAACGACAACTGGCTCACCGGCAAGAAGTCGTCGCTGGATCTCGGCGGCCAGCTCACCGACTGGCTCGCGGGCTGGCTGATTGCCTTCGCGCTGGGCAAGGAAGTGGTCACCGGCGGCGTTGCTCCCGCGCCCTACACGCACACCTGCAACTTCCTCGATACCGGCCTGGAAGCGCAGGCCACAACGCTCTATGGCCAGGACACCAACGACGTTGCCTACCAGCTCGTCGACATGGGCATCAGCCAGCTCACCATCACCAGCTCCGGCACCGGATCGCTGAAGTTCAAGGCGACCATGATGGGCACCGGCCGCACGGTGGATGGCATCCTTCCCACGATGCCCATTCCGGTACAGCGGCAGCATCTGCTGGGCAGCGATTCGCAGGTCTCGATTGGCCCCAGCGGCGGCGCGCTGGTCAGCTTCTATCCCCGCGTCAAGAGCTGGGAGCTGACCATCGACTGCGGCATGGAGGAGGTGCGCGTCTCCGGCTCCGGCCTCTACGCCTCGCACCTCATCGTCAACATGCCGAAGGTAAAGATGAAGATGGTGATCGCCGCCAACGGCACCGACGACATCTACGGCTGGAAGCGCGCCAACACCATGCTGCAGGCCACGCTGAACACCACCAGCGGCGCATCCTCGCTCAACCTCGCGCTGCCCAACTTCACGCTGGACGAGAACTGCGCGCTCAGCGACGTTGGTGGCACCTCCTGCTGGACGCTGGAACTAGGCGAGACGGACATCCTGCAGGTCGGCATGACGCCGCTCATCACGGCCGTCGTCATCAATTCCGTGGCCAGCTACCTCATAGCGGCCTAACCGGGGGCCGGCCGAGTGACACTGCCCCGGCCGGCTGCCAACCCTTCTTTCGCAGAGCGGCAACTTCCCAGCACGCGCTGCATTTTTGAAATCTTCACCATCCAGATTGAAGGAGCGAACCCGTGTCGAAAATCCATGAAACCCCGAAGCAGATCGAAGCCATCGAAGCCGAGCCAGTCACCATTGCCGCCGAGCCCGCAACGCCCGCACCGGTTCTTGAGCTGACCGAAGGCCGCGCGATCGCGATGAAGTTCGGCGCGCATGAGTACACCTGGATATTCCGCCGCATCACGCGCAGCGACTGGGAGCGGTTCTTCCGCAGCTTCGATACTGAGTCGGTGATGATCCAGGGCGAAGAGACGGAGACCTTTGAGGTCGAGAGCGGAACCATCGATCTGGCGCGTAGCTGCGTAGTCAAGGTCGAGGGCTACACCATGCCGGATGCAGGAGACTGGCGTGCCATGCTTCCGCTCGGTCACTTGAAGGCATTCGGCCAGGTGTTGCGCGATGTGCGCGTCGCGCCGGTCTCGGATGATGCGCCGATCATATTGAGCGAGCTGAGCGAGATCTCGCTGGAGTGCATCTGGGACGGCAAGTCGAAGTGGAGCGGGTTGGTGCATCGCTTCAACCCGCCAACGCTACAGCAGCAGCGCAAGTTCAACCGCGCCTGTGGGACCTATCGCGTGCTGGGCAACGAGCGCGGCAACCGCACCATCTACCCGGCGCGCCAGGCCCTGATGATGGACTTCTACGACGAGCTGATCGTGAGCGTGGACGCCTCGTATCGCGCGAACGGCGATATGCTGCTTGACCGCGCGAGCATCGTCCGCGAGATGGACGCCAGCCACAAGGTCGCGGCCATCCAAGGGCTGCTGAACGCGGGCGGCGCGGGCCGCATCGTTGACGCGGCGAAGGGAGATAGTGACCAAAAATGATCGAGCTTGGCGATAAGGTTGTTGACAAAATCACGGGGTTCGAAGATATCGTTTGCGCGCGACTCACGGGCCTCTTTGAAGCCACTCAAATCCGCATACATCCGTGCAGTCTATCTGCGACCACCGAAATCAAGAATTCAGTATGGCTCGAAGAGGCGCGCTGCGAGAAGGCTCCAGGCGGTGAGCGCGTGTGCGGGTTTGTAGGCATATATGGGAAGCAATGATCGACTGCCGCACCGACTATCCAGGGCTGCGCACGGCGGCGGCGGAGATGTACGTCGAATCGTTCTTGCGCAAGGACCTCGACGAGCTGCTGGAAGGCAGCACGCGCGAGGGCGCGGTCGAGGCGCTCGGGAAGGTGCTCCCGGCGCGCTCTGTAGCTCACGGCTACTACCAATGGGTTGCGTACTTGATGTGGCTGCGCAGCGTGACCGCGCTGCCCGGAGCGCAGATCGAGTTGATGGCGGATGAGGCGGAAGGGCTGCTTGTGTTGGCGGACGCGGAGCGCGAGTTCCGCAATTGCCATCCAAGCTGCTTCAAATGCGGAGCGTTGAACGAAGAGGCGGCATGGAGCTGCCGGAAGTGCCAGGCAGAGTTCAAGAGGTAAGAAATGGCGACGCAGGCGGTAATCAGCTTGGTGGTGGATGAGAGCGGGGCGGTCGCGGGGGTAACCCGCTTCGATCAGCGCGCCAAAGCCGCGTTCGCCGGGACGTCCGCGCAGGCAAAGATCGCGGGTGAGCAGATCACTCTCGTCGGCGCGGCCGGGTCGAAGGCCGGGGCCGCGGTTGAAGCGGGCTTCCAGAAATCCAACGCGAGCATGCTCACCAATATCGAGAGCACGCGGCTGATGTCGGAGTCCCTCGGCGTCCACATGCCGCGTGCTCTGACAAAGCTGATTGCTCAGACAGAGGCATTCCAGGCCATCTCCTCTGTTGCGTTCGGAGCGTTTGCCGGTCTCGCCATCGCTGAAGTTCTCTACCACATGGGCAAAGAGGTCTACGACCTCGGCGAGAAGTGGCTGGATACAGGCGCGGCGGCGCGCGCCTACGGCCAGGAGGTTGAGGAGAACGCCAAGAAGGACTTTGCCAACGTCACCTCGATCGAGGACGCAAAATTCCGGATCGACGAGGCAACGGCCTCTCTCAATGTCTTCAAAGGGGTTGCAGATTATCTGGCGGCCCAAAGCTGGCGGGATCTGTCTAACCCGTCATTATTTATTGCAGACCGCATTGCCGCGGCGCAGGCTTCGAAGCAGTCTGTGGAGAGCCAGCAAAACCTCGACAAGCTCAACCCGAAAGCCCTTGAGGATACGCACAAGAAAAACGTCTCGGACATCGAATATGCGCATGCAGGCGATTCTGCACTCTCCCGGCAAAAGCAGATCACCCAGGAACGGCAGAAGACCGTTGACCTTGCCAAAGAAGAGTTGCGTTATACGCAGGCCCAGAATGCGCTGGAAGATCAGATGTATAAAAACGCGACTGGCCAGGAAAGCCCCAACAAACATGCTGCCGATGCAGGCCTGTCGGAAGAGCAGCAGAAAATCGACATGGCGAGCGCCAAGGCTGGCGCCGACACCGTCAAGCTGAACGAAGAGACGCAGCAGGCGATCCGCCGGATGCGCGCCGAGACGGCAGCGATGGGGCTGAAGGGCGATGATGCTCTTTATGCGCAGGAACAAGTTGAGCTCGCGGGGATGGCCGCCGGCGAGGCTGGCTACGCGGATAAAGTCCGCGAGATCGACGCGCAGACGGCCAAGAAGATCGCCAACCTGCATACCGAGGAAGCCGCGAAGACCGCAGACCTGATCGAGCAGGGCGTGATGGCATCGCTCACCGGCAATGCCCGCATCCTGGAAGACGAGCGATACACCATCCAGCAGATTGAATCGCTGCTCGCCCGCTCCGAGCTGACGTATGAGGACGCGCAGGATCGCAAAACCGCAGCCGGGGTAAAGGCGAACGCGGAGATTGCGAAGAGCCTCCAGGATTACGTCCAGGCCGAGAAGAACCTGCGCGACTCGCTGGAAGTCTCTCCGTTGAAGGGCTACAGCCGCCTCGATGCCGAAGACAAGAAGATGCGCGACGACGCGCTGGAACGCTACCACAAGGTCGCCGACGGCCTTGCCGAGACCGACGCTCGCTATGTGCAGGCCACGCAAACCTACAACCTTGAGCTGCAGGACATCGACAACGGCACCGCGCAGAAGAAGCTCGACCTGCACCAGAAGAACATGGATGAGATTGCCACGATGGAGGATGCTGCCGGCTCGGTCCACTCCGGCTCGCACCAGAAGGGATTGATGGGCATCTTCGCGCAGGAGCAGCAGCAGACCGCGAAGATCGACGCCGAATATGCGAAGCGCGTGCGCATGGCGAATGAATCTGACGACGCCACGGTTGAAGGCCATGCCGACGCCTTGGCCAAGATCTCCGCGGCCGGGGATCTGCGCAACGCCCAGATGGCCGACGAGCAGAACGCAATGCGCGATCGCCTGACCAGCACGCTGGAATCGGCATTCAGGGACCCGATGGGCTCGATCAAGGATGCCATGCAGCACGAGATGATGGAGATCGTCGCCAACTGGATCATGCAGCTCACCATCTTCAAACAGTTCCAAAGCTCGATCCTTGGCGGCCATGCCGCGCCTGGCGCATCCGGCATCCCCGGAGTCACGGGAGCTGCTTCTGGAGGCGGCATCTTCGGCAGCCTCTTCCATGGTTCGTCCCCGCATTCTGGCGGCGCACGGACAGGCGGCAGCGGGGGCAGCGGGGGCGTCTACGGAGGAAGTGGTGGGGTAGGTGCTTCGGAGTACTCCGGCGGCTCCTCGGGCAGTTACAGCGCCGGCGGTGGCAGCTATGGCGGAAGCTCTTCCGGCCCCGTTTCCGCATCCGCGTCCGGAGTTGGCTCGACGGTCAGTGCGGCCGCATCGGACATTCCCGGCCTCGTCCACGGCGTTTCGGCAGCGCAGTCGGCGCGTTCGGACCGGGCAACCGCCGGTTCAATTGCGACTCCCGGCACTGAAAGCTCAGTGTCCGTTCCTGCCAGCTCAATCAGTTTTGACGAGAATGGCAACGCCGCCACGGATGCAATGATAGGCGGCACCGAGCAGCCCCAGAATATGCCCCTCAGCCCCTCGGTTCCCAAGGGCAGCGCCGCCGCAACCGGCGTTGCCGACGCTGCTACCGCGGGCGTCGCCGGCTACGAGGGATATGAGGACACCAAGTCCGACTTCAAATCGGGCACCGCCGGCGGAACGATGAAGGGGATGCTGGGCGATGCCATGGCGGGCATGGCCATCGGCAGTCTGTTCGGCCCTGTGGGTGCGCTGATCGGCGCGGGGGTGGGCGCGGCGGTTGGACTCATCGCGGGAGTTACTGGCGCGGTCATGGGCGAAGGCGGACGCATTCCCGCGCGCGACTATTACAAGAAGACGATCTTCCCCCAGATCGAGAAAGACCGCAACGGCTATGGTGGCGGCGACTTCCAGTCGGCCATCTCGGACGTCAACAAACAGGCCTCCGATGGCTTGACCTACATGCGCTCGAAGTGGGGTGGCAGCGCGGCCGACTGGGTCAATCAGAACTATCTGCGCAAGGAGCAGATCCTCGCCGTCGGCGAAATCGGAGCGCGCGCAAAGGGTGGCAGCTACGCAGTCAGCATGAGCGCGAAGCAGTTCCATGCGGGTGGCGCCATCGATGGATTCGGGGAACTGTCTACAAGTCCCAATGAGGGATTCATCCACGCGATGCTCGGCGAGGCGGTCATCAATCCCACGGCTGCGTCGACGCACGCCCCCGCGATCGGCGCGATGAACAGCGGAGCGTCACCGGCGGAGATGGCTTCGATGTATCGCGGCGCGGACGGCAGCGGCTCTTCGGGCGGAGACATTCACCACCACTACAACATCAGCGCGATCGATGCGAAGGGTTTCGACTCGTTCCTTCGCAACGGCGGTGCGCGGCAGATCGTAAAGCACGTCAACAATTTTGCAAGCCAGTATGCGGGAGATGGCATCAGTGGCTGAGACCGACATCCTCAATCCGACGACCGAGTTCTGGAAGACGCTCAACGACAGCCCGAACCCCAGCTTCGGGTTCGAGCGCCGCAGCGCCTCCAATTCTTCGCTCTCGAAGGCGAGGCTGGGCGCTCCCTACTCTCGCGAGACGATGAACGATGGTTTCGCCTTCTCGCTGACCTATCTGAACCGTCCGTGGTCAACCATTCTTCGGCTGAAATACTTCTACGAGGCATTCAAGGGAGGCTACTTCACCTACATCGACTACGACGGAGGTGGGCGTCACCACGTCGGCCGCTTCACTACCCCAATCTACGAGAAAGAGATCGCCAATGGTTCCTATAGCGTCCAGAGCGTTGTCTTCCAGGAGATGCCGCAGGCGCGAATGCTGAAATACCCATGCGACTTCGTCAACTGGTCTCGCACCATCAACGTGCTCGACGACTTCATGAATCAGGCCGTCGCCACTTATTCGGTTACCGCCGGGGCGTGGGCTCTCCAGCTCAATCCAGCACTTGTCGCTCCGTCGGTCACTGATCCGACGGCCTATGAGATTTACAACGCAGCGCCCACTCTTGCCACCGTCGCGCCTGCGAACTGCGATTGGGCGCAAATCCAATATGTGGGCTGGGGATTTCGGATGCAGTTCCGCCAGGCCGCGAATCTTGGCCAGGTCGCCATTCTGGTTGATGGTGCACCTTTGTGCATCATCGACCTCAGCTCCGGGTCTCTGCCAGTCGGGAGCGCGGCGTTGCCCTCCGGAGTCACCGTTGCCAATGGCCTCCTCACAGTGCGCAAAATGCCGCTGGATATGCACCGCGTGATGGTGCAGGCCTACGCGGCGAACGCGGGCGCAGGCACGGCCGCAATCTTTCCCGCTGTCACGGTGATCGTCTGATGCCCCTCATTCTCACTCCCGCTCTGGTTGGCGCCCTTTATTCCTATGAGTTTGGGATGCGCACAACGGAGGGCTACTCCGTGACTGAATCAGTCACCGCCGGGTCTCTCCCCCCTGGACTTATTCTCTCCGATTATTGCCCTGATGATACACATGGTTTGCTAAGTGGCACTCCCACGGTCGCAGGGACTTACCTATTTACGATCACATTTTTGCGCCCCCCTTTTATAGCTCCCGACGCCGTTGAATGTTCACTCGTCGTTTACGATGGTCTTCTACTCAACAGTTCTATCGCCAACAGCGGTTCGATTGGGACGCCCTACAGCCAAACTGTAAGTGCATCTGGTGGAGCTGCTCCTTATAGCTTTACGGTGACCTCAGGAGTTCTGCCTTCTGGCTTTTCTCTCGATGCGGCGACAGGCATATTGAGTGGCACTCCGATCATCGCGGGTTCGTCTGCCTTCACCCTGACGGTCACCGATTCGGCCGGGTTTACGGCCTCTGCAAACCTCTCCATCACAATTTCCCCTCTGCCTGGCTCTGGCTCCTCCACCGGATCGACTTTTATTCCCCTGGCGGCGAGCGGCGGTTGCGCCCCAGTCCTTCTCGTTGAAGTCGAGACGGCATCCGGCAACAGTTACTTCTGGTCGGAGCATAAATGCATCTGGCCATCGATACTCACCGGAATTCCTGAGCAATTTTTGGATTGGGTTGTAGGTCAGCCGAAATTTACGTTGTTTGGAAGCACGCAGACCGATACCGCATCTCTTGCCGTGCAGAACATCTCTGGAAATACGGTCACGCGCGACGTGGCAACAGCCTGGAGTCAGAATGAGTTTATCGGCGCGCTGGTAGTCTGCCGACTCTGGCGCGGCGACGCGGAGTCGTCGTGCTTTACCTTTATTGGTACGGTCGCAGCAGCAGAAATAGATGAGAGCCGGATGCAGCTCACGCTGGAAGGCTTCGGCAACTTCAGCGACGTGGCTGCGCCAGCCTACGACATCGACGTGACCTGCCCGCTCACCTTCGGGTCGGTTGCATGTGGCTCTACTTCTCCCACGCCCTGCGACCTCACCTACGGTGGATGCAGCTCCATAAATCGCTTCGCGGGTGTTGTGACCCAGTGGGACCAGGAATGCCCGAATGTCCAGTATGCGCAGCCAGCGCCCGCCGTCTTCTATAACCCCGCGAGGACATTCTGATGCCACTAAACCCCGCATTCGCCAGCCAGAGCACGCGCAAGCTGCCGCTTGCCTTCGGCTATATCATGGGGTCGGGTGATGAGGTGCTTTCGACAGTCGCGATCGACGGCTCACAATTCTCTGGTCGCTTGCTCGGCGAGGGTGAGTGGGATGGCTTCGAAATGATGAGCACCTTCCCGGTCGCGGCCGTCGGCTCGCAGACTGCGATTCCGCCACATATGGTCTGGGCTAAGAGGGTGGTCCCGAACTCGCAGACCTACACTTCTGGGATTTATTACAACACCCACACGCTGGCCACCTGGTACGACTATCCGGGCTTTCAGTGGGGCCAGCCATCTCTCCACTTCCATGCTGGACGCTATACGCCCATCGGCACGGCAATCCCTGTTCTCGATCCAGTCACAGGATTGGTCCCCGCGAACTCATCGCAGTCCTATGGCCCCGATCAAGGCTACGACGAATGGTTCTCCCAATTCCCGACAGTAACTCCGCCTCAGTCTTTCAGCGGTATCTCCTACGTGATCTTCGCCATTCCGGGCGCTCCATCCTATGCTCGCGGCGTACCTTCCGGCCAGACTATCAGTGGATCGGCCGTCTGGCGCACGACGCGTTGTAGAATATTCGACGGCTATGGCAACGTCGTGAGTTATGGTTTTACCTGCAACCCGGCATGGCACAAAGTAGAAGCGTTGCTTCGTTGTAAAATTCGCCCGCAACAGCCGCCTCTCTCTGGATTGACGGACGCTGAAAAAGCCTGCTTCGACTGGCCTTCCATCTGCGAGCTGGCAGCTCGTAACGACTATATTTTGCCCAACGGCAACCCGCGCTTTGTGGGCAGCTATATTTTCGCCTCGGATGCTTCGCTCACAAGCATGATGGAAACAATGTGCCGCGTCGATCGCGGTTATCAGCGCATCGACGCGGGGAAAATATATCTGATTGGCGATGACGCCCGCGCCTCGGTATTTATTGCTTCCGCGAAACACCTTGTTTCCGGCTCCTTGAAACTGGATAAAAAAGATGTTTCTAAAGCGCCCAACCTATTTGTCCCAAGCTATCGCGATCTGGACATGCCGGCCGTCTGCAAGGTCAACAGTTATACACGCAATGGGATGTGGAGCTTCCGCGACGGCGAAGCCTTCGGAATGAGCACCTTCAACTGCTCAACGCCGAGTCCGTTTTCCAATTCGTCTTATCTGACCTACGGCGGTTCCAGCGACCCTTCGCTCGACGGGGTCTATCCAGTCTGGGTTGTCGATGGCGATCCATACCCCGAGGGAGCCGATTTTCCGAATAACACTTATTCCGCTAACACTGACCCAGAGGGTTCACCGATCGTAAATGCAACGGGCGGCTATCTTGGTTCCGACGATGCTCGCTTCTCTTCGCGCACCCCTCGGAACGTACAGCATCTTTCTGCGCGGCACATGGTTCCGCGCCAGGCTCCCGGTCTTCTACAGCAGCCGATAATTCGGCGTGTTATCTATGACTGTGGAAATTCCATCTTCGACCAAACAAACCGACTCATGAAGTTCGAGCGCGATAGTAGTCTCGGCACCGATATTGGCCCTGGATGGCACGCTCCGATCGCTGGCTCACTCTCTTTATATCCAGAGGTTGTCGATGTGAATGGTGCTGCGCTGATTGAGAAGGTGCGGCCCAAAGATGTCATCACACTCGATAGTTGGCTCTACCCCGAAGCGCCTGGTGATTATTTAGTTGAGGAGATGGAGATTTCTACTCCCTCTGACTCTTCGCTCGGGCAGATCGACCTCACCATTCATGCCTACAACCGCGATGCCTACACCGATGTCAGCGACGATCCCGGCAGCTACTATATGAAGGTGCCCAACAGCTCTCTCCCCCTCACCGGCTTTCCTTCGGTTATATCTCCTGCCTGGGTGCTGCGTGCGACGCTTGCCATCTCGGCCGATGTTGCCGGTGACGGCAACCTGACGATTGCAATCCCCGATCTTTCTGTCCAGGTGATGGGCATTGTCGGCCCGACTGCCTATCCAGGTTTCACCGTTTCTGGCATTCCTGCGGGCTCGCCAATTGCTCTTTATGTCTCCGATCCTGACGGTTCAGGCACATCTCCAACCTTCGGCTTCATCGCCGCCCAAGCCATCCCCGCCGACTGGATTCCCGGTACCGATTACCCCGCCGGATGGGTCTCTGGCCCATCCTATTTCCCGCGCCCCTCGTCCGATTCAATGCTTGTCGCAACGGGCACCTTCACGGCCCCCTGAGCCTCGTCAATGACCTCCTCTTTATGGTGAATAGAAAGCGAACAGGAATTTGTTATTTAGTTTCAGAGCTATTTGAGACTACTCTCATTTATCTCTAACAAAAGTCTCAAATATCTTTGCGGCCCTCATACGGCCTGCCAACAGACCGCGGCAATTCGTGGACGGACCGTGTACCCCCCATCCAATTGTTTTGTCGAGGCGCATGTTTGTTACTGTATGATCCTCCTGAAGATCAAATGTCGTCAAACATCCCCAAACCGATAAAAAGTAACTGTCCACCGTTCTTGCGATGGGCGGGCAGCAAGCGCAAACTGCTCCCTATTCTCCAAACATTCTGGACAAACCGACACAACCGTTACATCGAGCCGTTTGCGGGTTCGGCGTGTCTATTTTTCGCAATTAAGCCACCCAAGGCGATCCTTGGCGACCTCAATCCTGAGTTGATCGCAACGTACATAGAGGTGAAGTATAGGATCAACGCTGTTCTAAAGAAACTTAGGAGGCTTCCACCTGCGAACAAGGAGGTATACAAGCGCCTCCGATCAATCGACACTTCGACGATGGAGCAGTGTGCCAGGGCAGCACGATTCATATATCTGAACAGGTTTTGCTTTAACGGCATTTACCGGACGAATTTACTTGGGCACTTCAATGTCCCCTACAGTGGGAACGGATGCGGCTCACTGCAAGAGGACGAAGTATTTCTGAAATGCTCCCGCAGCCTGCGTAAGGCACGTTTTATAAATGGTGACTTCGAACAAGTCCTAAATCACGCAGAAAAGGGCGATCTGGTTTACATGGATCCCCCGTACGCCGTTCGTGCGCGCAGGGTATTCCGTGAATACGACCCAAGTACATTCACTCATGAAGATATTAAGCGGCTGCGATCGTGGATGGAACGACTAAACACTGCTGGAATAAACTTTGTAGTCAGCTATGCCGAATCGGATGAAGCAGATGTTTTGAGAAAAAACTTCTCATACGAGACAGTTGCTGTCCGTCGTAACATCGCCGGTTTTGCAACCCACCGCGCGTGGACCAATGAACTATTAATCACAAATACATGAGAGCCAAGATGCCAGCCCTAAAGCCGACCGAGCCTACAGTGCCGCAGATAATCCCCACGGGACAACTGCGACGTCTCACAGTCGAGGAAGTTAAGCGGAGCAGCAACAATCCCCGTCATCTGTTCGACCCCGACCAGTTGATGGAATTGAAGAAGAATATCGCCGAGCACGGCGTACTCGTTCCAATCACTGTCTATCAGGCCAAAGGCGACGCAAAGTTTTCGATCCTTGACGGTGAGCGTCGGTACCGTTGCGTCGTCGAGCTTGTTAGCGAAGGACGCGTCGGTAAGGACGGGGCGCCGCTGACACTGGACGCTAACGTGGTAGAACCGCCCACAGTAATCGCTGGGCTTCTTTACATGTTCTCTATCCACAACTATCGAGAAGGATGGGAGCTGATGCCCACCGCTCTTAGCTTAAAGATTGTGATGGAGGACCTCGGAACTACTGACAACAAAGCGTTGGAAAAACTGACTGGCCTGAGCGAACCACAGATCGAACGCTGCAAGAAGCTGCTGTTATTCCCGGAAGAGTTTCAGGAGCTCTCGCTCGACCCAAATCCGAAGACAAGGATTCCACCGAACTTCTGGATCGAAGCACTCCCGGTTTTAGATCTAGCGCTCGAAACGAGCGATCCACTCAAGAAACTTGGCCGTAACCGATGCACTTGGAAGTTAGTAGATAAATATCGCGATAAGAAGATCAAGAGCGTTATTCATTTTCGCAGAATTATGGAGAGCTATGAACTCTCGGAAGATGACCCACCTACCAGGGCTGAGGTGTTGCGTAGAGTCGAGGAGTTCTTCCTTAATCCCAAGTTAGAGACTAGAGATGCATTTGACGAATTTGTAGTTGAGAAGAAGCGTGTGCAAAGTGCCCTGGCCGCGTGCGAAGGCTTCCTTTCCGAACTCCAGAAGTTCAGGCTCAGGTACACAACGAATGAAGACGAGCGCCAAAACCTTCGTAAGGCGCTTCGCCAAGTGCAAGCATATTGTAAAAGCTTAGAGAGTGCACTTGAAGGAAGCGATGATCCCGAGGCCGAGCAAGACTGACCATGAGGCAGCTCATCAAAAGCGTCAAGGCTGCACTACGTTTTCGCGACTATAGGCCGAAACCACTGTCATTTCTGTCGGCAAGACGCTGGGTGAACCAATTTGAGAGGAAGGACCGCAAACTGGTCGGGCAACTCCTCGACAACGTAATCTACTTTTCTGAATTGAGAACAAGGGACATTTTGGTGGCGCAGAACGAACTGCTCACGAAACGGCTGTCCAATGCAGGGTTATCGTCCAAAAAGCTAATTTATGTGCAGCTTCATGACGCGGGAAGCAGTAGCCCCGTAATGCTAAATCTGCTCCGTGACGCCGCGAACCTAGAGCGATTGGGATGCCATTTAGTTGATGCACGCGATACGCTCCGACTTATTAGGATAATGAATAAAATTGGTGAAGGTGCGTTGATATATGTTGATGACTTTGTAGGAAGCGGCGATCAGTTTTGCTCTGAGCGGGATTTTGCGGCCAGCAACTTTGTAGGCACTTTTTCAGAGTTTGTACTGGCACCGAGTATATGCGAGGAAGCGTTCGAGGAGTTGGATAAACGAGGAATTCAGGCCTTTACAGGTCATAAACACATGAAAGAGGAGCGTCCACTGCATGCCAATTGCACTGTTTTTGACCAGGACGACAAGGACCGCCTCGTAAATATATGCAACAGAATTTCCAAATTCGGGCTTGGATACAAAGAACTTGCGACTATGGTCGTGTGTTACCGTAATGCCCCAGACAATGTGCCAATCATCTTACGCGGTAGTTTAAACCAGACGCCATATTTTGGGATATTCCCCAGGACCACCGACCTCCCTGTACCCGTGACCTTGAGCAATCCGGGAGACGCGGCTCAGGGTAACCCGTGACCTTGAGCAATCCGGGAGACTGTCTCTTTGCCGGTCGCGCCGCTCTTGTCACTGGCCCATGTGGGCCATGCCGCGCATAATGCTGAGCACGGCGGGGCCGAGCAGAACCAGGAACATGCTGGGGAAGATGAACAGGACCAGCGGGAAGATGAT